CAAAGAAAGAGGATGGGAAGATGAGAAGAAGCGTAACGGCAAAAGATATTTATACATTTGCAAAGCTTGACATGGTATATAACCAAGTCAGGGTTATTGAAGCTAAGCAAAATGAAACAAAGTATAGGTGTCTTGGCTCTGGTGAGTGCTGTCATATTGGACTTGTTATTCACATGACTGAATGTGCAAACATCGCATTCAAACTTAGACAGCAATATTATCTCTACTGGGAAGATAAAGGTAAAGTGTACGCTGATGAATGGATTGATGGCGTTGTTAATGATTTAAAGAGTGCTCTATTTGATGAAAGCTGGCAGCCTGGCGGTGAATCAAAGAGGTTCTGCGCCTTCTATAAGGGTGGTTGCACTATTTATGGTTACAGACCAATGGTATGCAGAACATTCGGAACCATCTCAACTGTAGATAACTACTGTCCTAGAATTAGAAATGCAAATGGCTCAATTGATTACTTTACTGGTGATACCGTCAGAAAGGTTATCATGCAGTTCCAGGATCTGTTGAAAGAGTACACTAATGGAAAAGATATGGGTTATAACATGACAGTTTATATGCCATTAGGTGTATTAAGCTTTATGCTTGAGCCAGATGAATTGATTGAGCTTGAACAAACCACTGACCCTAAATTTTGGAAGGGTGTTGAGGGTTGGTTTAACTATAGAGTGCAATTTACAAAAGAGCATGGATACGACTACGACACTCTCAAGAAAGAAGCTGACGCTGTTAAAGTAGAGCTCAGGTTCCCCCAGCACGATCCAGTTGAATAATGATTGTATGGTCAGATAATCAAGCTGCATCGGTAAGTGTTGGTTACGGTTATGTCCCAGACAATCTGTACAGTCAAATCTCAAAAAGTGATTTACCAATAAGAAAGAATAACTCTACTGCTCCGTCAGAGATTCAGACCTTACTTGATGGTTTCTCGTTTGGTTATATGACAACTAGGAAATCATATGATGAAATTGTTATTAATCATTCAATGCCTGAATTCTTTATAGAATCAAGCATATATTCAATTGGACTCACATATTGGGAAACTAATAAGTTACCAGAATCATGGGTTCATGATTGTAATAGAATGGATGAGATTTGGACTACATCTCGTTTTATGCGTGATGTATTTGTAAATTCTGGAGTTACTGTTCCTGTTTATGCTTTTAATTTAGGTGTGGATCCAGACATATTCTTTCCAGTTAAAAGAGTTCGGCGTAACCCATTTACCTTCCTAAGCATCGGTTCTCCTTCAACAAGAAAGAACTCTCAGATGTCTGTTGATGCTTTTATAAAGCTATTCGGTGGTAAAGAGGGGTATCATCTAATATACAAATCAAATGGTCCTGCTGACGCTAGGAGTTTTAACGGGGGGATGAGGGGAAGACTGGATCATCCGCAAATAGAGGTGATTGATTGGGAAGTGTCTACCGAAGAGCTGGGTAAGATTTATGATCGTTCCGATTGCCTTCTGTATCCGACTAGTGGTGAAGGTTGGGGTCTCATTCCATTCCAGGGAATAGCAAAGGGTATTCCAACCATCTGCACTAACGCAACAGCATGTGAAGAGTATGCAGATTATTCTGTTCCTCTTGACTATGAGTGGAGTAATGAAAAGATGAGTGGAATATATGAAGGCGCTGGATTATGGGCAAAGCCAAATTTTGATGATTTATGTGATAAAATGTTATATGTAGTAAATAATTACGAAGAAGTGTCTAACAAGACATTTGCTTCTGCCCAGCATATTCATGAGAATATGACTTGGGAAAAAGTTTCAAAGGACTATACAAATAGGTTATGTCAGATATTGAAAGATACCAGGGTGAAACACTCTTAGACGAATTAAAGCATGTTGAAGAAGTTGGTCTGCTTTATGTAAAAGGGTACAGCTATGCAGAAATAGCTACTCTGCTATCTTTGCCGATTGATAAAACAAAGAACAGTGTAAAAGAATACAAGAAGATTCTTAACCGCCAGGCTGAGGATGACCCATACTTTCTTGAGAAGTTGCAATTCAATACAATTAAAGCATTGCAAGAATTTGATCAACTAAGCAAAGAAGCTTGGGAAACGGTTAACATCGCTACTGATCATGGAATGATCCCTGCAAGAATTCAAGCGATCAAACTTGCGGGTGAGTTAGCTACTAAAAAAGCACAGCTACACAAGTTGTTGACTGGAAACACTACTGATAACCAGTACATTGCAAGAATGCAAAAAGCTGAGAATGTTAACCAGATTCTATCAAAAGTGCTGCGTGATGTCATTGGTTTGCATCCAGAGATTGCTAATGAAGTTCGCAAAGAATTGGAAATCGCATTTGAAATTATGAATGCCGATGCATAATGAGACCCAAAACGGGCTCTCATAAAGGTTATAAAATGAGACCTAAAAGAAGCCCTCATAAAGGTTTAAAAAATGCAGATGAGGCAATTCCTCAGGGAGGTGGTAAAAGATGAGTGATTTTATGGGAATGAATCTTGATCTAAAAGATTTTGATCGTCTTTTGCGTCAAGATGATCTTGTTGAAACTCCTGTTGATATTCAAACTTTTGTACAAGATAAAGAATACCTCGGTTTACCTCCACTTTCAGATATTCAATTGGAAATTGTAAGACATTCTACACAAATTTTTAAAGAGCGTACATTAATTTCAATGTATGGAGAAGAAGAAGGAAGTAGATGGTATAAAGAATATACTGATAATGAAGTTATTTGTATGCTTGGAAAAGGTTCTGGAAAAGACCATTGCGCAAGAATATCTATGGCATACACAGTATATCTAATTCATTGCCTTAGAGACCCATTGATTTATTACGGTAAGGCTCATGGTGTGTATATAGACTTGCTAAACCTAGCTGTTAATGCTCAGCAAGCACAAAGAGTATTCTTTGAGCCATTTAAAAACTTATTGTTGAGATCTCCTTATTTCAATAGAGTTGGATTTGAACCAAGAGTATCAGAAATATTTTTCTTTTCACGCCCTGTGAGATGTTTTTCTGGTCACTCTGAATCTGAGGGTTGGGAAGGTTATGAAGTAATGACAATTATTTTGGATGAAATTGCAGCTTTTAAAACTGATGCGGAATTGCGTGGAGAAACAAGATCAAAAGGATCTGCATCTGCGATTTATAACATGTCTAAGCTTTCTATTATGTCTCGTTTTCCAGAAATAGGTAAAGTAATTCTTTTGTCTTTCCCTCGTTATAAGGGTGACTTTATTCAACAGAGATATATTAACTCCAGAGAAAAGAAAGAGCCAAAAACTTGGTCAATTAAAGCAGCGACATGGGAAGTTAATCCTACGATTAAGCGTGAACAATTAGAATCTGAATATGTTAGAAATCCTGTTGAAGCTAGAAGTCGTTTTGAATGTGAACCTCCAAACATGGAAGATGCTTACTTTAGAGATCCAGATCTGGTAAGAAAAGCTTTTATGTATAGTGAAGACCCAATAGATGAAAATGGTAATTTTAAAAACTGGTTTAACAATACAGATGGACAAGTTCGCTTTATTCATATTGACTTGGCATTAAAGCGAGACAGAGCAGCGTTAAGTATGGTGCATTGTACTGGGTTAAAAGAAGTTAAAACATTGAGTGGGGTTGAGCAATTACCTATTGTTAATGTTGACTTAGTTTATTCATGGGAAGCGTCAATCAATAAAGAAATTAACTTTGCTTCTATTAGACAAATGATTGTTGACTTATGTAGAAAGTTTGATGTAGCTAAAGTTACCTTTGACCGTTGGCAGTCAATTGAAATGATTCAAAGCCTTAGGGCTCAAGGTATTAATGCTGATTTTCACTCTGTTAAGAAAACAGATTACGATACTCTTATGACTGCAATTTATGATACAAGATTGCGTGGATATTGGAATGAGCTATTAGTTGAAGAAGAATTGTTAAAGCTTAGATTGTTTGGTAATAATAAGATTGATCACCCTAATTCTGGATCAAAAGACTTAGCTGACGCTGTTACTGGGGCAACCTTTGTGTGTATTGAAAACATAGCTATAAATACTGAAGTAGAGATTGAGATTCTGTCTCCAGATAAGCATTGGGAAGATCTTGAGGAAATGGATGATTATGGCACTGTAAGAGTGTATAATAATGAAATTGGGGAATTCTCTCCAGGTTATAGTAAAGAAACGATGGATGGTGGGAAATGGCTGGAAAGCTTGTAGATAATATCAAGGTTACTCATGAAGAAGTAATGAATCAATTGGCAATACAGATTGCCTCGCTTCAGATTGAAAATACTGTTATAAAGATTGAGAATCAAAAGATGAAACAATTGCTTGATAATATTGGTGACATTGAGGTTCCTTTTTAAAAAAAAGTATTTATTTTTCCTCTAGAGTGAGTTTTCTGTCAGTAATGCTGATAATGTCTCAAGTAGTCAAGTGGTAGCCCTAAACAACTACCTTTTATAAACAAACAACAATAGGAGAAAAAATGTCAACATTCACATTAAACAAAGTAGATTCGCTTCCTGAAATCTCACGAGCAGGTCGTAAGTCTGAGGAATTGAATATGATCATTGATGCGCTAAAGCAATCAGCAAATAGTAATGCAGTGTTTAGTCTTATGGGAATTAAGGCTGGTAATGCTTACAATTCAATGCAGCAGAGAATTCGTGCTCAAGCTAAGAAATTGGGTCTCAAGATTGTTATTCGTTTTGATTCGGTCAATGAGACTCTTTTCTTCCAGGCAACAAATATCACAACTGAA